AGAAAATGAGCTCAGAGATAGCTATGCTACTGGAGAGGGGTTTAGCATCCACTACGCTATGTTGCAGGATCAGCAAGCCGACCTATTTGAAGAGCTAGATAATCAAGGTGTAACTAAATCAGTGGTTGATGATGTTGATTATGTGCAAACCAAGCATATTGACGCTCAGACCGAGTACGCCAACAAGGTGGCCAGTAGTTTCGCGGAAACCGTTGTGGTCGATACCAGGGGTGGTCGGATTAATCTAGAACACCGTGGCGAAGCCGAAGATGAATTGATCGATGCCTTTATTGAGAAAGAAGAGCTAATATTAAGCGATATGGTGCTTATCTCGGAGACTACGGCTGCGTCTATACTTAAACAGGTAGAGAATGCTATTGATATGAACCTCACCGTGCAGGAGCTTAAGCGGAATATAATGGATACCGGCACTTTCTCGGACGCTAGAGCGTTGCGTATATCAAGAACCTTGACGGGTACCGCATCCAGTATCGGCCAATTATCCGGAGGGATAGCAGCTGGTGCCACTAAAAAGATATGGAAAACATCAAGGGACGGTACGGTTAGGAGTATTCACGCCGATAGACAGAATGAAGAGGTTGATATAGATGACCGATTCTCTATCCGGGCTGGCAGGATTGGCCCACGATTCCCGCTAGACAATGAGACAGATGTAAGTGATCGTGTAAATTGTCGTTGTTCCATGACCTTTAATTGAGTAGGGTTATATTATGAAAAAAGAATTAGTACAGTTCCCCGGTCTGGAGTTAAGGGCTGGCGAGGATGAAGGAATAGTAGAGGGCTATATCGCGGTATGGGGTACGGTCGACAGCTATATGTCGGAGTTTCAACGCGGATCGTTCGCCAAGACCATCGAGGAGCGTGGCAATAGAATCAAGCTATTGTTTAACCACAACGAGGAGTCGGTGATCGGCAAGGTTGTCGAGATTAGAGAAGATGACAATGGGGTATTTGTTCGAGCGAGAATTACCCGCGCTGTACAGCAGGCCAATGACGTATTTGAGCTAATCAAGGATGATGTTATTGATACATTCAGCTTCGGGTTCCGCGCCATTAAGCAGACCTTTCGCGCTGGTGTCAGGGTAATCACCGAGGTTAAATTGTACGAAGTTAGTCCGGTAGTATTCGAGGCTAACGAAAACGCTGTTATTACTGACGTTAGACGGGATAAACGAGCCACCGACTTCGACGAGTCACTGTCCTCCATTCAGTTATTCTCCGAGCGTAATGATTTAATCGGTGCGATTAACGTCACACTGGAAGACGTTTTCTATGATTTCCTTTATGGGGATAGCTCTGCTGGCGATGCGTTGCAGCAAACCAACGATACCCTGGTTAAGTTCTCCGCGCTATATTCGGATTTCACCGAGCGTTTAATTAATACACTGAGCGAGCGCAATGATATAGACTTTACTAATCCCGTTGCTAAGGCGATGGTAAGCGAATTTAGCGGCAAGTCAGTAGATGAAGTGGCCTCGACCACCTCCCTGACGGCCGATGAAGTAAGGGCACTCCGCGCTGGTCGTGTAGTCGCTTCGGACAACCTTCCTGATAATATCGGAAAGGCTGCCCAACAGGTACGGAATGAAGCCGTTGATACACTTTGCTCCGAGCTTAGAGATGGTGGTTATAATACCGCCGAAATGGAACGTATAGCGGGTATCGTAGACCAGTCACTTTCCCCTAAAGGTGAAGTCGATAATCTAATAACCGATTTACGTAATTTTCGTATTAACTTAGAAACTCGGAGTAAATGACAATGAGTGATGAAAACAAAGTTCTAGATGAGCTTAATAAGGCGGTAGAAACGCTGCATGAGTCGGTCGATAAAAAGATTGCTGACTTTGAAGATCGTGGCATGCCGGTACCACAAGACCTTACCGATAAGATCGAAGGTATTGATAAAGTCGTAGCAGAACTGATGGGTGAATTGAAAGAGGTTCGCAAAGCCGCAAACCGTCCTTCGACTAATCTGGAAGGAACTAAGGACACACCGGAAGCTGAATTTCGTAAAAAGGCTTACGATAAGTATCTGCGTTATGGTGCGGCAGAAAATGCCTCCATGTCATCAGACGAGCTGAGAGCGCTGTCTAATGCTTCTGATGCTGATGGTGGCTTTCTAGTGCCAATCGACTGGACTAACGAACTGTTGATGAATGCTTACAACTTGGCTGCTTTACGTCCGGTTATGGGCGCTACACCTACGGGTCGTGATACCGTTATGTTGCCTAGTATTTCCAAGCCTACTGTTGGATGGGGAACTACCAATATCGCTGTTAACCCTCAAGACCTTGATAGTGGTGGTGAGCGTATTACCATTTACGACCTACGCGCTTTAACCTTGCTGCACAACAACACTCTCGATGACGCGGAAGCTAATATCTGGGCAGAGCTTACATCTGCTTTTGATATGGCTATTGCCGAAGCTGAGGATGATGCGTTTGCTGTCGGTGCTGGCAATAACTCCCCACAAGGGATTATCGCTGATGATCGCGTTCAAGCTAACTTCACCGTCACTGGTGTAGCTGATGCCATCTCGGATGCTAGCAATAACGGCATTGATGCGTTGATCGAATGCTACTACGCGCTTAAAACTACTTATCGCCGTAACAGTACGTGGGCGATGAATAGTCTGACAGAAGGCCAGTACCGCCAGTTGAAAGATGCTGACGGTCAATACCTGTGGCAGCCACCAGTTCAAGCCGGTGATCCTGCTACCCTGTTAGGCCGTCCGATTGTAAACCCCGAAGGTCTGCCCGATGTAGCGGCTGGTACTTTCCCGGTTGTATTCGGTGATATGCGCCGTGGTTATCGCATCAAGGATCGTGCTGGCATTACTATTCAACGTCTTGTTGAGCGCTATGCCGAGTATGATCAGACTGGTTTCCTTGTTAAGCGTAGAGTAGGTGGCCAAGTTGTACTGGCTGAAGCCTTCCGCTGCATCAAGGTTTCTGCTTAATCAACCCTTTTATATAGGAGAATATTAAATGAAAGGTGATATTGGAAGTAATTATGTATTGGTAGCCTCTGATGTAGGCGACGGTGCTGGAGCTGCTGTTGCTTCAGACGTTGTTGACCATGCGGATGCGCCATCGGTGGCTTTCCTAGTGAATGTTATCTCAACCACTACCGTTGATGCGAAAGCTCAATGGAGTGATGATAACTCTACTTGGGCTGACGATGATGGTTCTTCGGGTAATGCCCCTGTAGGCGACCAAATATCTGGGTCTGGTGTGGTACAGATCAACATTGCTAACCCTATAGGACGGTATAGCCGTCTGATGGTTACTAGTGTTGGTGCTACTGTTGCTACTTGTTCCTCGGTACTTGGCCCACTACGTCACGCACCTACCACTGGGTAAGTGTTATCTATCTGGCTCCCCTTCGGGGGAGTTGGTTTTTAACTGGAGATTATAAAATGCCATTAGTTAAAATCACGAAAGATTGCAAGGTTTCGGAAAACGGTATTGATATTATCGAATTATACAAGGGGTCGGAGATTCAAGTATCCGATGGCCTATTTATTGCGATTCAGAATGTAGAGTCGGGCGAGCTTGCGACCAAGCCAAAGAAAGTAACCAAGAAAAAGGCTGCTAAAAAGAAGCCGATTGAAACCGAGTCAGAGACAATCGAGTGACTTCTATAGTCTCATTTGCCGACCTTAAGGCGTATCTTAATCTATCGAAAGATACGATAGATGATTACCCTGCCTTAGCCGTTAATGTCGATCTGGTTCATGCGGCACTAGAGGATTACTGTGGTCGTTATATCGGTGAGGAAGAGATTAATGTGGAGGAGTCTTATCACGAATTTGACTCCACCAAGATTGTAAACCTGAAGCATCTACCGATTACGGCGATTAACAGCTTTAAGGTTAATGACGTTGAAATAGATATCGGTAGCTATACGGTTGGCAAGTACGGCCTGGTAACCAGGTTCGATATATCGGATGCCCATGTATACATAGATTACGATGGCGGGTATGAAGATATACCCACGGCGCTTTATCGTGCCGAGCTAATCCAGATTGCGTATGAGTATCAGACTAACGATCATATCGGCGCTACGGACGTATCGACTGATGGCGGTTCGGTGTCTACCCCTGCTATCGGGTTATTATCCACGGTTAAGCAGTTACTTAACCCCTATATTCATCCGAGTCGGCTCAACTAATGGCTATCGTATCGCTTGAAGGTGTCGAAGAGATACAGACAATGCTCAGTCGTTTGCCTGAAGAAATGTATGACGAGGTAAAGCCGGTATTTAGATCAACTGTATTAAAAGTACATGACAAGATGGAAGATAGGGTTACTGATGGCCCTTTATATAGACGCACTGGCGCTTTGGCGAGAAGTTTCAAGCACAGGACGGACGGTAATAAGCTGGATACATTGCAATCGAGGGTATACACAGATTCATCCTACGCACCTATTCACGAAACCGGCGGGGTCATAAAGGCGAAGAATGCCTATAGAGGCGTTCCCGGTGGGCCATACCTCAACATTCCTGCCAAGAGCACCCTAACTGAAGCGGGTGTAATGAGGGCAGATGCCAGGTCGGTGTTTGATCAAGGCGGCTATATAGTTAAGCTAAAGAACCCAAAGAAAGCTAAATACATAGTTGGTCTGAGGGGCAAGACAATGTTCTGGCTGGTTAATCAGGTAAGCATTAAAGCTCAATTAGGCTTTGTGGACACCGCACAAGAAGAGGTTCCCACCCTGTTAAGCAATCTATCTGCGGCAATAGACAAGGCGATGGCAGATGCCTGATCCAATACAGACTCAATTGCTCGATGAAATAGGCCGTCGGCTAAAGATTATTAACACAGCTAACGGCTATTTTAGTGATGTTCATATAAACGATGTTCACCGCGCCAAACTAACACCGTTCAAGGGCGATGACTTGCCAGCAATAAACTACTGGTCAAGCGATACGATAACCGAGCGTAAAGGCCACGG